CCCACCAGGTGAGACGCGAGCATGAAAACCATCGCTTCCGAGAACTCGTCGTCCCAGAGGTTCGGATTATCGACCAGGGCCGTGTAGATGATTATGGCGTCCTCGATGTAGCTCATTATCACTTTTATCTGATTGCCGTTTGCATCGTAGTCCAGGCCGATCTGGTAGCTTGGCCGGTTGTTGAAGCCAAACGGCATGTTCATCGGCGCCTGATAAAAGCCCGGCATCAGGACAAGCCCTGAGTTTTCAGGCGTTTCTCCCGGAGGATAATAGGGCGGCTTTACCTGGCGAAGCCTCACGCAGTCTTGCGGCCAGGCGTATTCGTATGTCCAGGGCACAGGCGGAAACGGAGGCGTGTTGTTCGGATTTTCAGGAGTGTTTCCCGCCGCCGCGATGAGCGCAAGGTTTGCCTGGTACCTGGCGAAGCTCCATGGCGCGAGCCTCAGGAGCGCCCTTGTCGCCGCCTCGAAGTGGGTCGTGCAGGCCTCCGCCTCCGGATTCGCCTCAGTCATCGAAGCGATGCTCGAGCGGGTCCCGATGACGCTCAAAGCTCTATTGCAAATGTCTACCTGAGCCGGCATTTAATTTTCCCCTTCTGAAGGCGGATCATCTTTAGTGCTTAAATTTCTTCGCATTTCTGGCGAAATTAGCCTGCTTCTTCGTCGAGCCGCTTGCCTTGCTGCCGGGTGCGAGGACCTCATTGGCGTATTCCTGCACGGATTTGCCGGCAGCGTTCGCTTTCCGCGTAAACTCGCCTTTGTGGGCCGGATTTATATGAATGCTCGACTTGCTGCTCTTCGAACTCGAAGATGATTTGGATGCTTTACTCATCTTCTTTTCCCTCCTTTTCCGGCTCCTCGGTCACGGCCTCTACCATTGCGTGATAGAGCTGCACGGGCTTCAACTGGTACTTGTCGGCAAACTCCATCGCGGCCTTCGCGAGCTCGATCCGGTCCCCCATGTCGAGGTAGCGTTTGCCCATTATTTCCCGTCCTTATCCGTATCCATTTTCGGATACATCTTATCGAGCAAATCCTTTGACCCCTTCATGCGTTCGGCTTCCTCCGCCAGGTTCTTCGCTATCTTTTCCGCCGCTTCCGTTGCTGCCTTCAGGCGCTTCTCATCGGCCATGACCTCTTTGGCCCTGGCGAGCGTGTGCGCATCGTCATGAGCCTGCCACTCCTTGTCTGTCTTTGGTCCCTCGATTGTTCCCATCGCTTTATCAGTCCTCAGTCCCTTTTTCTCCGTGTCTGCTCCATGTGCGCATCAACCTTGCGTGACAAATCCCGTATGTCCGTTTTCAGTTCATCGGTGCTGCGGACAAGGGTTTCCTTGAGGTCCTTTTCGCTGGCGTCCCTTTTTGCCGTGAGCATCGCCACCTTCTCCTTGAAATCCTCGTGGGCCTGCAGGCTCGTGAATCGTTCGGGCAGCTTCGCAACGGCGACCTCGAGCACGGTTACCCTGTCGCACGTGGCGCTGCTCAAGGTTTTTATCGACCCGATGATAAAGGCCGTATAAACCGCATGGCCGCCCAGCATGATGAATATGACCACGAGATTCAGGACGAACATCCCGTATTTCGATAACCAGTCCCGCGTATCTTCGCGCGTCATACCAATTCTTTCCTCTTTACTCCGTCTTCCGTCCCCCGTCCTCCGTCCTCCGCTACGCCAATGCCCTTCTTGTCCATCCATGGAGATATTTGTTGCACTCCGGGTGCTTGATGCAAATCGCCTGGAAGTGCTTCTCGCACACCTGGCGGTATTCATCGATATTGTGGCAGCCAATGGCCAGCATCAGCGCCGTCTTCATTCCCATGAGCACGCCCATGTTGAAAACCTTGACCCTCATCGGCGCATCCTGGATCCCATCGAGCTTGTACTTCTGCCAGAAATCCCGGTAGTAGATTGCGATGGCCTGGTCGCGCGTAAGGGCGGCGATGTTGACAGTCGGGTAGCTCCGCTTCGAGATCCCGAACTTCGTCTCGCCCCCCGGGTCGTCGGGATCGTTCACGTAGCCGCCCTCCCAGTTGTCGATGAGGTCGTCTACGGCTTTTTGGAAATCCTCAGGGTAATCGGCCATGTCCAAAATCCTTTTCACCACAGAGGCACAGAGATCACAGAGAAAAGAGATGTCTACTGTAAAACCCTACCAAACTTGCAAATTTGCGCAGGTTGCGGTTTTTGCGTAGCATAGTACTTCTCTGTGTCCTCCGTGGCTCTGTGGTGGATCTTTAACTAAGCGAGCTCAGGTTGTGTTGATCCCTACTGGCATCAGCCGGTTCCCCTTGCGCATGCCATGGTTTCGGCTCCGGCTTCTTCTCCACAATCCCCGTCTGAGGCGACAGGATCGCGCCGATCCCGGTGATGACGCCTACGATTTTGAGCTGCAAGCCGGAATCGATGTTTGCCCCCAGATACTTGAGCGCTTCGACCGAGGCGATGCTCACCACCAGGCCCACGAAAGCCGGGTCCTGCCAGTAGGGCTTGCCGCTTGCCTTGTCCTTTTCGTAGTAAAAGGCGACATTAACGAACCATTTCAGGTATTCCATCACCGTTTTTCTCCTCATTTGCTCGTTTTGACTGTCGTGCTCGCCGGAGGGATCAACATTGGGAGTATCGCCCCGGCCACGGCTGTAGTGGCCCCCGCAGTCTCCCCCGTCTGGACTATCCCCTGTACGGGGCCCGGCGCACTCGCCGTATCGTGCCCTATGGCCGTAGCATTTCCCTCATGGTCGATCTGATAGAGGTAGGTGCCCTTATGGGTGATTCCGAAGCCCAGGCTGTCGGTCGATTTCCAGTAGACGGCCGCGCCGACTGTTTTGGGCGTGAGATCGAAGTACTTCACTTCCGGCTGATAATTAGCGGCGCAGCCGGCCAGTATAAAGGCCGTAAAGACAAGGGCCGTCCATCGCATCATGATATCCCCCTCATAGGAGTTCCGGGTTCCGGGTTACGGGTTTGCGTCCGGTGTTAATGGGTTCCGGGTTTCGGGTTACGGGTTGAAGAAACTCGCAACGCGCCAACTCGCAACTCGCAACTCCCGAAGGGGCCAACTCGCAACTCGCCAACTCGCAACTTCCTCACGGAGTGAGCCATTTTTTGAGGACTTTCGAGTTTTGAGTAGTTGCTCAGTCCTCAGTCCTCAGTCCTTGCTTCTCAGTTCTCAGTCCTGCCCCTAAGCCAGCGCAGCCGGATTTACCGAACTGGCAGGGACTGCTGTCTTCGCTGTCGAAGCCGCAGCCACGGCCTTGCTTGTTCCCGCCACGGCCGCACCGACGACAACGCTTGCCGCCTCGACCGCGCTCTGCACGACGTGGGCCGCCGTTGTCAGGTCTGACGAACTGAGCGTCCCGGCCGCATAAGCGCTCGCCGCCGTCGTAAGGGCCGTTACGGCCGTAGTGGCATTGTTGAGCAGCGGGGTCACAAGATTGCCAATCGTTGAAGTGGTCCCGGGAAACAGTTCTTCGATCACGGGCAGAACGGATTGCTCCAGGCCTTTGATGAAATCGTTGTAGTAGGTGAGGACCTCATTCCAGTTGACGCCTTTAAACCAGGCCTCGACTTTCGCGATTTCCGCCTTTACATCGTTGATGAGTACCGACAGTTCGCTCATTGCTCACTCCTTTCGCCGTGACTGGTGAATGGTGAATGGTGAATGGTGAAAACCAATCACGAGTCACGACTCACGAGTCACGAGTTGTTTGTCTTTCCAATTCACGATTCACGATTCACGAATCACGAGCTACCATTCACGATTCACGATTCACCAGCCTACGAATTGTCTTCCTCTGTCTCGATCTCGAAGCCGTAGGTCGCAGTCCCGAGCGTCAGGGTGTTGTTGTAGACCTGGATAACATCCCCGGTCCCGCGCAGGATCAACGGCTTGTCGCAGCTCCGGCAGAAATCCCACACGGTCGCCGAACAGGCCAGCACACCGAGGGACAAAGGCGCCGCCCCGATGATCGCATGACCGGTCCCGGCAAGAGCCGCCGCCGCGTAGGTATTTACCAAGGCTGTGGCCCCGGGATCGCTTTTGTCATGCTTCCCGGCCGTAATCGCCGTTGCGCTCCCGGATGCAGAGATCGCCGTACATCTGAGCAGCGTCAGGTCCGCTTCAATTGCGGTCGCGGCAACGATGGACCAGATGGAGATGCGCTTCACGCGAACGGTCATTGTGGCCGATCCCTGGATTTCAACGAGGACCGCAGCCGCCGTGCTGTAGAGCGTGTTGCCCACGCTCGCATAGCGGTAAGTGTTTTTGTTGCCCTCGGTCGTGACCAGCACCCGTCCGGTGGCATCCAGATTGCTCATGGGCGGGATCACATTATTCTGAAAATTTATCGGTATTGAAGGCATTTGCTCACTCCTTTTACGGAAATCGGAGATCAGAGGACAGATGGCGGATTTCCTACCTCCGTCTTCCGACTTCTGTTTACGCGCTCGACGCCATCCCGGATTTCACTTCCTGCGGCGCAGCGCCAAAGTTCCTCACATCTCGCGTGAGTTCATCCACAGGGTTCGGAAGCGGCCCGTTTACGACGCCGTACTTTTTCATCGCCGCCCTGGCCGCCGAATCCTGAGGAACCATATGCGGCCCCGGCATGAGGTTGTCATCCACTTCGACAATCTCGCCTTCCTCCCACAGCCGCTGATGGATGAACGCCCTTTCCAAAAGTTTGTACTTGGCCATTCCGCTTCGCTCCATGCAGGTCAGGGGTCAGGGGTTATGGGTTATGGGTTTACCCCTTACCCCTTACCCCGTACCCATTACCCGTCTCCTAAAGATACAGGTTCGAATACCCGCTCTGGTATCCCAGTCCCGGACCCAGGGCCGTCTTGTCGAGCACGATGAAAGCCGCGATCGCGCCGGCCGTCATGTTGGCCGCGCTCACCTGGTACAGCATCTGAATGTACTTCACCATCGCGCTGCCCGTGGCCGGCGAAGGCGTCATGGGCGGGAGCTTGATCCTCATCAACTCGACCCCCATACCGGTTGCGGGCAGGGTAAGCTGGGTGAGCGTGAATGCAACGCTTGAGGCTACCGTGACCCACGATCCGGGTACTCCATTGTTGTCAGGCGCGTACTGCAGGTTCACCGTCAGTGTTGAGCTTGATCCGGTAAAGCTCACGGTCGCCATTACGACAAGCTCCAGGGGCTCGCCAATACCGAGGTCTCGGCCGTACCCTTTGGCCGATGCCCCAAGCTGGCTGACATCGATGATGTTGTAAGATGTGGTCCCGCCGCCGCCGCTTACAAACGTGGTCCCGGAATTAACCGAAGTCCCGGAAAACACGCCCGTTGCGGACACGGTCCCGTCCAAAATCAAAAGTCCGTCCATTATCATCTCAAACTCCTTTTAGGCTGAAGACTGAAGGCTGTTAGGCTGTTAGGCAGTACCTAAAAGCCTTCAGCCTATCTACCTTCAGCCTGCTTTTTACGTGAGTGCCGTCTCCGTGTTGAGTAGTTGGTCGCAGGTCCTGATCGGAATGCCCCTGAATGTGGTCACGGGCTTTCCGTCGAACTCCTCCATCCGAAGCAGCACGTTCGTCTTGTTTACCGCCTGAATATCCAGCCAGGTGGAAATCGCGCGGTTGCAGTAAAAGCCCGCCTGCCCAAGGGTGAGCCTTGGAGCGTCGCTCGTCTGCACGTTTCCGGCCCGGGCCGGCTGGGTCGGCAGCCTGTGAATCGCGCGGATCATGAGGTTTATGAGGTTGGGAGGCGTCCCGCCCGAAAGCGTGCTGACATCGATGTTGGCGATCCGGACCGCATACCTCCAGTCCTTCACCACAAGCCCCGCGTCCCATTTGTAATGGGTCCGCCAGGCGTAGTACGGATTGGAGTTTGAATCGTACACAGGCGTTTTGCCCATGTCCTCCTGCCGGAAACCCGCCTTCTGACCCTTGGGGAAAATCCCGTGTACCGACATCGGCCCCCAATGTACAAGCCACACGCTCGTGCACGTGGAACTTGTTCCGCCGGCATTCAGCACATTGTTCGCCGTCTGGGAAGTTGCCGTAGATATGCTCGGATATCTCGGCGAAAGACCCATGAAAGCCGCAGGCGTCGAGGTGATGTTGTTGTAGAAGATCGTGCCGGCCATCTGCTGGTTCATGCCCTCAAGAAACGCCAGCTCTTCGGACAGCCTGAAGGCGCGGTCGTTTCCGGACAATGCCACCAGGTCCACATCGATGTCGCTGTAAGTTTCGAGCATCCCGCAGCTCTCAATAATCTGAGCTGTGGTCGATTTGCCCCTCGGAACGCCCTGATTAAGCAGGCGCCAGTAAGCGCTCGGGAGTCCCGTCCTGATTGTCGTTTTATGCCCGGTCGGAAGATTTCCCTCCACCCAGAGCATGTCGTCCAGGATCTCATTGGTCTGGGACAAAAGATTGATGATCTCGGCAATCTTTCCGTCGTCATCTATCCGTTTGGCCCAGTCCGCCAGTGTCAATGCAACAGGCCCTATGGTCGCCATCTATAAACTCCTTTGAATTCCACCGCAGAGGCGCAGAGATCGCAGAGAAACGCATGACTTGGCTAAGAACCAAAGATTTGGTCCTTGCTTGTTCCCCAAATTGTTCTTCTCTGTGCCCTCTGCGTCTCTGCGGTGAACAGTTTCTTACTTGTTCGCCTCAGTCATTGTGGGATACATCTTCGCAAGAAGGGTGTCCGCGCTGTCCTTTACCGGCCCACCTGACAGTGGCCCCGGCTCTTTCAGCAAGGTCCCGATCTTGACAAAGAACTTCACGATTGCCGGATTGTTCCCGGCCCCGGTCATGTTCAGCGCTTCTCTGAGGCTCTTGGCCTCCGCGTCGCTTTTCACGAACGGGTTTGATTCTCCCGGCACAAAGACCTGAGCGGCATCCTTGATGCTCTGCTCGAACTTTGTCCCGCCAATCTCGGGGTCCGCCTTTACCTCGGCCTGCCATTTCGCCTGGGTCTCACCCCACAGCTTGTAGGGGGCCTCGATCTGCGCCCGGAGT